AGTATGCGCAATCACTTGAGCGCATCTCGCTAAAAGCTCCACCGCCAGCATCGGCACCACCACCCAAAAAACACCATTGGAACAGACGATGACAGACAAGCTACTGCAAGTGCATGAGCGTGCTATGCGTGGCTTTGATGCTACGTTTACACCACAGCAAGACAACCGACTGCAATGCCTAGAGGATCGGCGCTTTGCGTTCGTGACGGGTGCGCAGTGGGAAGATAATCTCGGCGAACAGTTCGAGAATCGCCCGAAGTTTGAAGTGAACAAGATCAGCTTGGCGGTTACTCGGTTGTTTAGTGAGTACCGCAACAATCGAATCAGCGTCAATTTCAAATGCAAAGATTCGACCGCTGATAGTGACACGGCTGATAATTTGAACGGCCTGTATCGTGCCGACGAACAGGACAGTAACGGGCAGGAAGCCTACGACGCGGCGTTTGAAGAAGCGGTGGCCGGTGGTGTGGGTGCTTGGAAGCTGACGACCAAATACGAGGACGACAGCGACGAGGACGACGACCGGCAACGGATTGTGATCGAACCGATCTTTGATGCTGATCAAACCGTGTTTTTTGACATATCAGCCAAGCGTCAAGACAAGGCCGACGCCAAGCGCGCATGGCACGTTGTCAGCATGACGCCTGATGAATACGAAGAGCGGTTCGACAAGTCCCCGTCGTCGTTTGACAAGGCTCAAACCGCCCATCAATACGATTGGTTTTCACCTGATTTTGTGCGTGTGGCCGAATATTACGAAGTCGAAGAAGTTAAGCAGAAGATCGCGTTTTATCAGCTTGATGCGGGTGACAAGCCTGACATTGTGAAGCTGAACGAATCCGAACTAGACGCTGATGATTTGGCCGAACAGATTGACTCACTGACCGCTCAGGGCTACTACCGTGCCCGTGTTAAGACGATCAAGGCCCGCAAGGTGCATCTGTACATCATCGACTGCCAAGATGTTTTAGAGGACCTTGGTTATATCGCAGGCAAGTACATCCCGATCATTCCGGTGTACGGCAAGCGCATGTTTATTGACGGCGTTGAGCGCGTGTTTGGTCATGTTCGTTTGGCTAAAGACCCGCAGCAGATTTACAACGTCATCACGTCAGCATTGGTCGAGATTGCGGCAAGTGGCTATAAGCAAAAGCCAATTCTGACGCCCGAACAGATCGCCGGTCACGAGGGCATGTGGGTTGATGATGCGGTAGAAGATTACCCATACCTGCTAATCAACCAACTGACCGATGCCAACGGCCAAAAGTTACCGCCCGCACCAATGGCGTACACGCAGCCGCCTATGCTGCCGCCTGCCATGACTGCGTTGATTCAGGTTGCCGGTGCTGACATTGCCGAGCTAACAGGCAACCAAGCGCAAGCAGACAAGATGGTCAGTAACATTGCGACTGAGACTGTCGAAAAGATTCATGACCGGTTGGACATGCAGGCGTTTATCTACATGGACAACATGGCTAAGGCCATGCGTCACAGTGGCTGTGTATGGCTGTCGATGGCTCAGGAGCTATACGACGAAGATGATCGTGAAATGCGCGCTGTGTGGCATGACGACACCGAAGACACGATCAAGATCAATCAGCCGGTCATGCAGGACGATACGATTGTCTACAAAAACAATCTGTCGTCGGGCAAATATGACGTGGCTGTTGATGTGGGCGCGTCGTTTGCGTCAAGTCGTGAAAAGACCGTATCGAATCTGATCAAGATGTTGCCGGTTACGCCTGATCCTGAACTACAAGCGGCTATGTCGGCCACGATTGCCTACAACTTGGATGGCGAAGGGCTGTCTGATCTGTCGAAGTTTGCACGCAAGAAGTTGTTAGCAATGGGCGCGGCTGAACCGACTGACGACGAAAAGAAAGAACAGGCTGAACAGGCTCAGGCTGCGGCAAATGCGCCACCTGATGCACAGCAGCAGCTTATGAAGTCGATGGGTGCAGAAGCCGAAGCCAATGCAGAATCAGCGCGTGCTAAAACCGCTGAAACGCTGGCAAAAGCTGACAAGGCCAATGCTGAAACGATCCAGCTGATGATCGAAACACAGCAGCAGCAGCAGACCATGCAGATGAATCAAATCCTATCAATGCTCTCTGCAATGCAGGGCGCACAGCAACAGAATCAGCAACAAATCGCGGCAAGCGTTGAGACAAATCCGACGCCACAGCCGCAACTTCCACAGGGCATCCAGTCGCCCCTTTGACTGAGTAAACAGAGGTTGACACATGGAACAGGCAAATGAGGGCTTGGAATTAAACACGTCTGAGGTTTTACCAGACGATGATTTAGAGACCGGCGTTGACGATGAATCAGAAGATGAATCGACCGATGAGGTTGAAGTAACTTTTGGTGAGTCAGAAAGCGACGGTGACGCCGAGTCGGACGACGACGAGACCCCTGTCATTACCGCCATGCGTAAGCGTGAACGGGAAAAAGACAAGGAGTTACGCAAAGCCAAGCGCGAACTTGAACAGCTACGCGCTGCACAGCAACAGGCCGCGCCTACACCAACGGTCATGACCAAGCCCACGCTTGAATCCTGCGATTGGGATGACGCTAAGCTTGAGCAAAAATTGGTCGAATGGCTAGAGCAGTCAAAGTCTGCCGAGCGCGCTAAGTCTGAGCAAGAGCAGGCAGCACAAGCAAAGATCAAGACGTATCAGGAACAAGCCAAGGCAATCAGAGCTAAAGACTTTAAAGAGTCTGAGGACGAGGTTGCCACGATGTTTGATCCGACCCGCCAAAGCATCTTGCTTGAAGGTGTTGATAATCCGGCAATGCTTGTCTATGCGCTGGGCAAAAATCCGGCGCAACTCGAACGCCTGTCCAAAATCACTAACCTAGCCAAGTTTGCCGTTGAACTCGGCAAGCTCGAAAAGGAAATGAAAGTGTCAACCAAAAGCACAAAACCAGCCCCAGTCGATACAGCCCTACGCGGTAGCGGCGCAACGTCTGGCGGCAATAGCAAAAAATTGGCTCAACTTGAAGCAGAAGCGGCGCGAACCGGAAACCGGACGGCGCTGATCGCTTACAAGAAGAGCCTTCGCAAATAATCCAAAGGGGATTGACTTATGGCTACAAGTTACACGAAACAAGAACAGGTCATGTTCGACAAAGTTATTGACGGCTTTGATGACTTGCTTGTGATTTCAAAGGGTTTTGAATCATATCAGCCGTTATCTGCACAAGAGCAGGTCAACGCGCTTGATAAGTTTTGGGTGCCTGCGCCGATGATCGGTGCAAGCTATGATGGATTCGACCAATCGGCCAACTTTGACGGTCTGACACAATTAAACGTGCCTGCATCGGTTGGCTTTCACAAGTCGATTCCAAAGACTTTGTCGTCTAAAAACATGCGTAACACCTACGCGATGGAGCAGTTTGGCCGTGCCGCCAAGCAGAAGCTAGCGTCTGACGTGAATCTGGCCTGTTTTAACACTGCTGCGCTATATGGTTCGGTTGTGTCAAAGCGCACTGGTGCTGCAACCGGCTATGACGACGTAGCAGACCTTGACAACCGCTTCACCCGCATTGGCATTCCGCAGGATGGCCGCAAGGCGTTCTACAGCCCAAGCGTGATGAATGCGATGGCAGGCAACTTGGCAAGCCGCTCGGAAGATACTGCACGCTCGAAAGATGCCTATGAACGTGCGCTGATCCGTAGCGATATCGCGGGTTTTGAAGTCTTTAAAAATGACCAAGAAATTCTGCTTGCTGCTGCGGGTGGCGGTGCAACCACAGTCAACGGCCCAAACCAACGTACCGTTCCTGCTGCCACGGTCACAAGTGCCGGTCTGACCGAAAACAAGGACAACCGCTATACCGATTTGGTGATTACTGCGGCGACGTATGCAAACATCAAAGTCGGCGATGCGCTGACTATTGCTGGTGTGAATGAGCTTCACTTGATCACCAAGCAAAACACCGGATTCCTAAAAACCTTCCGTGTGATCGACAAACCAGCAGCCAACACCATCCGCGTCTATCCAGCCATCATTGATGCTGCCGAAGGCTCGATTGGTTCGAAAGAGTACGCCAACGTTTCAGCCACGCCTGCCAACGGTGCGACGATCACTTGGCTGAACACTGCGAATGCGGCGATGAACCCGTTCTTCCGCAAAGAGTCGATGATTCTGATCCCCGGCTCGTTCACTGTGACCAATGATCACGGTTGGTCGGTCATGCAGGCGCAAACTGATTTGGGCGTTGGCATCACTTACACCCGCCAAGGCTCAATCAACGACCTGTCGTGCAAGGTTCGTTGGGATATTGACTTTGGTACTGCCATTTTGAATCCAGAAATGGCTGGTGTGCAGTTGTTTAGCCAGACTTAACCACTAACGACGACGACAAAAAGGGCTTGAGTGCCCTTTTTGTCGTTTTTGGAGCGCTAAAAAATGCTAAACCCAACAATGCTTTATAAGGCCGGATCAGTGCTTGAGTGGGAAGGATTGAGTCTTGACTACATTATCATTGATGAAGATGACGTGGCCGAAGCGGTGGCAGATGGTTGGTGCTTAAACCCGTTTGACACCAAGAAAAAACGCAGCACAAAGACAGTCAAGCCGACCGAATCAGACTCAACCGCCGATGATCAGGGTGGTGTTGCCGGAGAGTAAGCATGATCACAAAACGCTATCTCATCGACCAAGCGATGGTTGAAATCGGCATGGGTGGCTATCAGTTTGACGCATCACCCGAAGAACACTCGGATATTTTGCGCCAATTGGATGCAATGGTGGCGACATGGACGGCATCTGGCGTGGATATTGGATATGATGTGCCAACTGATCCAACCGATAGCGACTTGGACGACGATAGCGGCATTGATCTGAAACATGCAGCAGCGGTCTATAAATCGCTTGCTGTTGAAATTTGCCCCATGTACGGCAAGCAACCCAGCTTGCAGCTTGTGACAACACGCGAATCTGCCTACAACGCCATGCTCTCAAGCGTGGCAATTATTCCGGCGCGTCAATAT